TTCTTTAATACAACGAATCAGTTCATCATCAATTTTAATTTTTTGAGAAACTGTTTTGTTAGTAATTTCTACTTCATCATAAAGCGGCTTAACAACATCACCATCAGTTGGGCAATATTCTAAACTTATAGCGTTAGATTCAGAAAGACGTGGAAAAAAACGGCGTGCAACTTTGTACACTTTACCGTTACCTTGCTCAACAGCTTGTACGTTGCCGAGTTTTACCTGTGAAGCTGACTTATTAGCCGCACTTACAAGCAATTGCAAAAGACCGATGTTTGGTGAAGGCATAGAACGCATTCCGCTGTTATTATTCAGCGATATGTCTATAATTTTCCACGCATCAGCGAGTTTTATAGTTGACATTTATTGTAATTTAATAATATAAAAAATTGTTTTTTCTTTGGCATTTTCCACGCTGCCGTGCGTACTTTTTTTTCTGTGCCGCAGCACCCTATTTTGTGAGAGGTCGTTACTGCAAAGATAAGATGTTTTAAAATAAATAATTTTATAAATTTTTTATAGAATATTTTGCACTAAAAAAGGCAGCCCTTTCGAACTGCCTCTGACAAACTTTAAACCAAACTTACAAACTAAATTAAACCATTATCTTGCATGTATTTTAATCGCGCTGGATGAATACCGCTTTTTGTTTTTTCATCAATTTCAAAACTTTTTGTTTGCCCGCCGTTACTTTGCTTTTCAAAATTGTATTCAGCTGCAATAATTTCAAATAGCGTTTCATACTTTAGGTTTTCCGTTGGCTTAGATGGATGCTTTACGCGGTTACCATCTTTGTTAACCCATATGTTACTATCAGAATCAATTTCAAAATCAAAACCGCGCTCACGTATTTCGGCTTCTAAAATTGCGCGCATTTCTTTAGGCGCTAAACGTGCATTTTTTACAGATTCAACTAATGAACCGCGCACCTTATCTATTTGCTGATTCTTGATGTAGCTTTGAAATTTGCCTTGTTCTTCTTTAATAGCTTGCTGCATTAGCATTTCTTTTTCATTTAGCTTTGCGTTAGCTAATTCAAGTTGTTGCGTTAGCTGTTGCAACTTTTGAGCATCAGCAGATGTGTATTCTTGCTTTAGCTTTTCAATCATTTCGACTTGGCTATTCTTTAAATCAGATACAATAGTTTTAAACCTATCTTTTTTATCTATTGCTTCATATTTTTTTAGGTCAATCGCAAAAGCATCAGCAATCTGTTTTTCTGTTTTTGCATAAGCAGCGCCAAATAGTTCAGCGCTTTTAGCTTCTTCAATCTGTTTGCCTAAACGTTCCTGTACAGTACGTTCAATTTTAGATACATAACCCGTTACGGCTTCATCTAATGTAATTTCATTTGATTCTAATTTTGAAATTAGTTCGGGTTCAATACCCAATTTTTCTACAAATTTGTCAAGCATTTTCATGTGTGTTTAAACGTTAAATAATTTTAAATTTTCTAAATTTGAATTATAGATACCAAATATAGTTTCATAACATGATGTATAAGATTTTAATCTTTCAAGTCTATGTATAGCATCTTTTTTAGCAAATTTTTTACATGTTTCAAAATCGTAAATATTTTCATCAACAATAAAAACACCTACTACATGCACATTTGATTTTAAACATAAATGGCATAATGTTACATTATCACTTTTTTGATATTCTTCGCTAATTATTAAATTATCCATGTGTGTTTATGTTAAAAAAAAATTTAGTAAAATCTTCGAATGATATACTTAGCGGCAATTCAAAACCGCTTTTTAAAATAACCTTAGTAAATTTTTCGCCATCATCCCATTCAGATTTATAGAATGTTGCTACTTCATCAAGATCAATATAACAATAGTCTTCAAGTTCAAGAACAAATTCAGTTTCTTTATTTGTGTTTAGATGTTCATCTATTTGTTTTTTGATTTTTGCCGCTGCTTTGTAGTCTTCAATTTTAACAGCTTCATCAAAATCTTTTTGAAGTTCCTCAAGTTTTAACGGTTCTTCATTGTATTCAAGTTGAATTACAAATTTGTGAAATCTTGGCATATTATCTACGTTTATTTGCGCAGCCGCAGCCGCGTTTAGGTGGTGTAATAGCTCTTTGAATTGGTTGCGCTGGTTCTGATACGTGAATAGTACCGAGATAGTTATAATTACCTGTTTGCTGTTCGGTATACCATTGCGCGGGGGTAAATTGGTATTCAGTACCGTTTGTTTTATGCTTTGCTTTTATTACTAACATGCTATAATTCTATTAGTGTAAAGTTAATAAGTTGGTTAGGCTGAAATATTTTGATAGCTTCGAACCATCGCGCATCAGGAACAACTAAACAACCAGCTGACCAACTATCAACAGCATGACCGATGCCGCCACGATGAAAGTTGATGCCGTACCAACCTTTAGTTTTAACTGCCTTATCTAATTTGCGGTCACGTGTATTATCGCGGAAAATTTCTATTGCACCCGCTTGAAAAAAATACGGAGCATTCAACCAAAGGTGCTTCCAATCACGTGCAGTAACAAACTTATGCGATGCTATCACTTGCTGCTCACATGCAACCGCGCTACCTGTAATGCCGCCAACCGTAAGCGGATTAAATACTATGAAATCGCCGGGTGTAGTGCTACATGGTAAAATCATGTCGGCGATGCGGTTATTAAACCTGATGCAGTAATCTGCAAACTTATTATCAAATGATTGGTCGGTGCGAATCCAAACTAAATCATTTACAGGCTTTACCCATCCTCTTATATTCATTTCCGCATCAATCCATTGCTTTGCACCTGTAAGTGTCAATGGCCCAACTATGCCATCAATTGCACCGCTATAATAACCGCGGTCTTTAAGTATTTTTTGAAAGTTTTTCATGTGTTATTTTTTAATATAGTTTTGCGATCGTACTGGGTAAGCGATATGCCTACAATTAAAACCGCCGCGATTCTGACAAAAGTTTTCAGGCGTTGTATCGGGTATCATGCCTGTACCGTTATTATCAGCCCAATCAATTTCGCTTTGCAAATCTTCAAATAATATCAAACCTAATTTGCCGTTTTTTGTTTCTTGTACCCATCGTTCACATTGTGCGCGGCTATCCTTAACAATAGAACCAACGTATAGCAAAGCATCCATCTTATAAGACTTTCGCACCGCTTCATTAACTACACCATCATATTGTAATAACGCATCGCGTGAGGCCTGCAAACTAATTCTTTTTAAAACGCCTTGCCGCGCTTCAGTTGTTGTTAATTGTCCTGCAATTGAAGTTACAACATCTGTTAAACTGCTACCCTGATTTACTGCAATTAACAATTCATTTTTAAGCGGGTTTATTAGATTTACATTTAATCCTTGACCTTGCATTGCAGCTATTACATTATTAACAGCATAGCGCTTAAATGGATTCAAAAAACTTTTTGTTATATCAATGCCGTTCAATTCTTGTTGCGCAAGTTGTGTATTAGCGCCAATTTCGTCAAAGTTTTCTAAAAAAGCCGAAACCATTACATTATATCCAGCCTTTTCTAAAAACCTATTAACAGCAGTTTTAAATGAACTTAAACGCGCTATGTTTTCTTTAGACCTTACTAAATTGCCAGATGTCGTTCTAAACTTATTTATCCAATCAACGACCTGTTTTACAAATTTCGGTTCTACTTTATTAAACCGCTTTTGTAAAATTTCTAATGCTTTGTCGTTAATTCGTTCGGGTTTATTGAAATCCATTAGTTATTATCTTCATCATTATCTGAATCATCCGAATTATCTGAATTATTAAACTCATCCATATTAACTTCGGGTATTACATTACTTGCAACGGCATCAAACCTTGGTGCTAACTTTGCATCAATTGCATTTTTAATAGCTGTGTAATCATTATTCATAATATCAAAGCCTTCATCATAATACAATTCTGTAACAGCATCAAAAACAAACTGAGCGCTAATTGCATCCTTTTCTGTTATTTGGCCAGATGCTAACAAATTTACACGTTCATCTACTGTATAAAGATAGGCGCTGTTATACATTGCGCAAATGGTAGCTATTTGGCGTGCTATCGCATCAGAATTGTAACGGCGGTCAACATAGCTTATATATGATTCGTATCTAATAGCAGTTGGCAAACCTTTTTGCGATAGTGCAAATTCTGCCATCAGTTCAGTTTCGGTTTTAAGGTCAAAACTGATTGGCGGGTTAACCATTATCGCACTTTCAGTATCCATAAACACAATGGCCTGAATAATACGCAAAACATCCTTATAACGCGCATAAACATCATCGCTAATTTTACCTACTTCAATATATTCAGGTTCGCGGTCTAATTCTTTAGCCACGCCCGATTGTGCAGCTTTTAAACTGCGATTGATATTTAGCACTTGTTCTGCTTTGCCTAATGCTTCAGAAGCTACCTTGTTAGTTTCTTGAATAGTGCTAACATCAGGGCTATAATAACGTATTGGTTCAACTTGCTGCTTATCATTATCGCCAAACTTCGAAGTCGTTGGGTTTAAGTTATACGCTGCCAATGGCGTTATACTTAGCACTTTGCCGTGCCCGTGACAAGTTTTACAAGTTATGCTATTATCGTAGTTATTTGGGTCTGGAACGCGGCCCACACCATTGCAACTGTTACAATCAACCCCTTCAACAAATTTAATAGGGAAGCATGTCGCAAGCATAACCGATTTATGCTGATTGTCAAATATAGCAGCATCATTAAGATACGGTATTGCAGGGCTAAAATCAGACTTATAAATTTTAAACGTATTGCCATAACTATCATATTTAGGTACAACGCGACCGCCTAAAGTTACCCACGGCATAATACCGCTGTTGTGTTCATAAATAACCTCAAACATTGTTTTATCACCATAGCTTCGCGCCTGAGCGTAAAACATATCGGTAACAATGTGATAGTATAGCGGGTTTTCAATACCTAAGGTAGCATATTTATTTTTTGATATGCCTTTATATATTAGAAGTCTGTATTCAGGGTCATTAAAAACAATCCTATCAGACTGTATTACTTTCATATCTACATTAACGCGCACGTTATCTGTTTCAATACCTTCTCCTTTAGGTTCGATAAGTAAAACGGCGTTCGGATCAAGTACGCGGTTCGGAATAAAAACAGAAAATACAAAAGACTGCAAAGTATTTTCGCCAAACTTTTCATTTTCGGCAAATTGCTGCATGTCCATATTTTCAAACCTAACAGAATGCTTAGCTGAACTTAACAGCCTATGCAGTTCGGTTATTGCTTTAACCAATGGCGATTCTGTTTTAGGCTGATATGTATTTTTACGATAGTTTAATATCTGTTCATCTTCATTTGGAAATGCTTTATCTAACGCGGGCGGCACTTCACCGTAAAAGTGAGGCTTAATGCTTTCATAAATACGCTTCCAATCCGCTTTGAATGGGTGTACAGGCGGATTTAGTATTGTAGCATTTACAGTATTTAAAAATTCGTAAAACTGTTCTATGTTCATTCTATTTGATTTTAAATAGGGCGGCTACATTATATAACCGCCCTTATAAATACTATGGTGTAATTGTAATTACAAGTGAACCAGTTACGCCCGAAGCATCATTAGCTGTAGCAATTACAGTAACAGTACCCGGTGCAGTAGCAGTAAGCAAACCACCACTGCTAATAGTTGCCGTACCTGTGCCGTTAACAACTGACCATGTAACAGTAGCATCAGTAGCGTTTAATGGCAGAATAGCTGCAAGCATTTGCAATGTAAGACCATCGCCAACAGTAGTAACGTTACCAGTACCTGTTACAACAATTGAAGTAACCCAACAAACGTTATAAGGCAATGTCAGCAAGAAGTCTAAAGATAATTGGCTAAATGTACCTAACTGTTCATTGTATCTAAATTCAACGGTCCAGTATGCATCATCTTCGTCAGTTTCTGCAATCTGATAGAACGGTCTAACAGTTACGTTTGAATACCAACCTAAAAAACGACCATCGCAAGTTACAAAACCAAATTCATAACCAGCAGCTTTAGCAGGATTTGATAGGAAATTGTAAAGCGCATCAATCGTAAATGTTAGGTCATTTTCTGCATCAGTTAGTGATACAACACGCGACTGTTTTACTACCTCCTCCTGACCGCAGCTACCACGCTTTTTAGTAGTAAATTCAGGTGCAGGCAAACCACCGCTAATACGTGAACCGTTAACGCGGCCAAAAACGTTTTTATCAGCTATTGCAGTTTCCCATTCAGTTGAATCTGTAATATCGGCAAATTCGTAGTTACATTTTTTTGCAAACCAACCAGCAATACCACCTGAATAAACAGTTGAATCGCAAGGGTCGCATAAGTAGTTAGGGGCATTATCCTCGTCTATGCAAGGCGGGCAAACACCGAACGCGCCCAAAAACCCATTTATAAAAGAAATATTCATGTTTTTTGTTTTTAAATATTTGTAAATGAATTACGACCTCATCTACATTGTTTGTTATCTAATCGACATTTTTTGTCAAATGACAAATCTAACAAAAACATACGGTTATCTTCAGGTTTAGAATCATATCTAAAGTTTTGATACTGCACACCATCAACAGTTACGTAATTGCCTCTCACAGCTTGTTGTAGTAACTTAATGTAAAACGGTGGCACAGCGCCCGAAATAATGCCGTAATTTTCTGTTATATCTTTACTAATAACTACATTTCTGTCATTTTCTGTTATCGCTTCAGTATCGCCAAAAAACTCAACAGTTCCAAAGATACGAAGCGAATTATAAAACGGTGTATTATTAGAACCTAAATAGTTAGTTAAAGTTCCGTAAAAATTACCGTTACAATCGTAATTTGCATAAGTACTATAAATTAGTGCAGTATCATTTAAACTGCCACAACCTTCAATCTTTTTATAGTATTCTGTATAAAGCCTTTTATCAATTTCAGGTTCTAAAGTTATCTGATTTATTTTGTAATAATCAATGTACAATCTAAAGCAATCCAAATCAGCTGAGAACAAACCTGTATTAACAAACCACGTTTGAATGCTACCCGTTGAAAGGCTTTGCCCTACATGATAACTATCTGAAAAATCATCAATAAATTCTGATACTAAGTTACCGCAACAATCATATAAACTAACTACAACATAATGCGATGTACTTGTACTTGTTTGAAATCCTGCTACCAAAACGCTATTAGGCTGATTATAATTATCAGTAACTTGTGTTTGAAATGGTATAATATCGCCTTCAACATACGGAATATAAAACGGCAAATCAGAACCGCATAAATTACAGTTCCAAGCATCAGTAGCATTTTGCATAAAATTAGGCGGCAAAACAGGGCAGGCATACCGAATCGGTACGGGCTGCCTAAATGAATATGTCCTACTAATTTCGGGCGTATATGAAACAGGATAATTTACTAACATATATTCGCAAAGATACAAATAAAAATTAAATTAAAAAATTTTATCCTAAATCGCTACATTTATAGTTATTGTCAAAAGTAACAATAGGTACTAAACTTGGCGCAGGTATTGGAACGGGCATTAAAATTTCGTGTCTTATTGTGTGTGGCCCTGTGCCCGGGTCGAAGTCAGCATCAACAATAAACCTATAATAAGCTATTGGAATTGTATCGCTAATCTTTATAGCTGTTACAATATTGCCCGCGTAACTTAAAACGCCAATGGGGCTATTTGCATTATCTACAAAGTTATTTTGAACAATATTTAAACCGCCTACATAATCGGGGTGTGCTAATATTTCAGCTATTACCGCGGTTGGATCACCTGTAATTGTCCACAAAGGTAATACGCCAACAGTTCTATAAGTAGATGTACTTGTTAATGCAACTAAGCCAATAGGGCAATAATCTGGCACTTGCTGATATGCAATACCTGTTACCCAATAGCGCTGACCTTGCGTTAATTGCTGTACGTTTATTTTAAAAATAGCTTCATTCGAAGGTGCAAAAGATGCGTCAACATCGGCAAGTTTAGCGCTTGTTAACTGTTGCATTTGTACTACAATTGGCGCCCAGCTTGATTCTTCTTCAATGGCATTATTATTTGTATCGCCTGTTTCGCTTGCAGGGTAAATAGTAGCAATGAAGTTTATTGAACCTGAAAAAGATGGGTCTTTTTCTACTTGCGCTATTATTTGGTCAGCATCGCAAATGTCAATTATTTCGGTTTTAATGCCAACGATATAATCGGCTAAATCGTAAAACTTAATGCTTAATAAGTTAGGTGTTATTGCATCATTTTCAAATACATCAACATCTAATTTTTGCACAAAATCTATTTGCGTTAATTGAGTTATACCCGAAATTGTAGTCACCTGATTTAAACTAACAGTCCATGTTATTTCAGTTGATGTGCCTGCGTATTCTTCAGCTATTCTAAAGATGCAATCTAAAACTAAATCAGTTGCATTATTAGTTACAATAGTCATATCAGCCGTTGTAATTGGCGGCGATGCTGGTATAAAACCCTGCACTTGATTAACTACGCCCGGTACGTTTGTAAGTTTACAAATAATGCCCGCTACACTCGCATCGAAAGTACCTACTAAACCAATAGCATTTAAAGCCGTTACATAGCTTGCTTTATCAATTTCTAAACGTGCCTTAATACGTTGGTGCGGTGCAATTGTTAATTCGTTGCCGCTATATTCTGTATTGTAAGTGCTGATATAACCCGTTAACGTTGGTATTGCAGGCGGCGTGTAAGTAGCTGTTAAAAGCGGGCTTAGATGTGATGTTACATATTCAGGATTAACGTTGTCATGAATGTTTACTACTATATAATATTGTCCGTTTACTTGAAGCTGTGTTCCATCAATAATAAATTGTACTTCTATATCATCAGCAACAGGTACGTTTTCAAACCAATCAGAAGGCGAATATATAGCGCCGTTTAATTGTCCGCTGCCCGGTGTTGCTTGTGGTATCAAAGCATCTGATAATGATAAGTCAGTTACAAAATTAACATTATTTGCAGCTGTATCAACCCTAAAAAGCAATATCCTAACATCAGTAATAGCAGGATTTGCAACAGATCCGTTATAAGCTTCACCCCTTAATAATATCCTTACTGAATTGTCTTCACCTACTGCTAACTGATTGCTTGCTATTGTAAAAATTGCGTTTGGCGGCGTTGTAGTGTTTGGTTGTGCTGCTGTTGCCGTTACATTAGTTAATAGTGGCAAACTTGCGGCTGTTTGTGATGCTGAACTAATTTCAAGTTCTTTAATATATCGCATCAATAAACTATATCCACCATAATCAGAATTGTACCAACGTGCTTCAACAAGAATGTTTAAAAAATTACCACCTGCTGGTGTAGTTGCATTAGCTGAAAAACTTGTCGAATCAAATATTCTGCAAGCTAAACTTAAATTTTTTGTTTGATTATAAACAACTTGACCTGTATTATTAGGTACACCTAAAGCACTTGAAGCTAAAAATCTATTGACATTTGAATTAGATGAATTGCCAAAAATAAAATTAGTAGTGTCATTTGTTACGTAAAATTCAAATACTACTGTTGCTTCATCAAATGGTGCCGCATTACTTGACATTTCGCAATAGATATTTTGCAATGCAGGATTTGCTATATTTAGAACAGCTTGTTGTGGTGTTGTGCTTAATGGATTTAATGTTTCATATCCAAAATCAAAAGCGTTTGTTTGATTTGATAAAACATAAAGCCCCGGGTTAAATCTTAGCTGTTTATTTAAAAAGCTATTTGCGCCCGAACTATTTATCGTAAAAGTTAGGCGAACTTTAATGCCTATTGCCAATCCTTCAACAGGCACAGCTGGTATTGTTGCAGCCGTAAACGTTGCAATGTTATATAAAACATTTCCGCTGCTGTCGATGCATTCTAATTGTATATTATCGTAAGTATAAGACATTAAATTAAGCCTTGAATAGTTAATGAATTATTATTTGTATCGTATGTTATCTCAGTAATTTGTACTTGCCCTTGTGAAGTTGTAACGTATTTATCAATGTCTAAAGTAGTAAGTAAATCACAATCAGCTGAAATTGATATATTAACTTTGCGCGTTTTTACAGATGTTAAGCGCGGGTCATCAATAAAAAATAGTTTTTGATAGGCGGTGTCGTATGATTGGCCGTTGCCAGCTACTAAAGGATTTTCACGAATATGCCATTTGTAATTATAAACACGCAAACCGTTAGCATCTGTAAAAAAGTCAGGTTTGCCGTAACCACGTTGAAAATTAGAAATATTTTCATCAATTACAGAATCTAAATTTATAAGTTTTGGGAAAGCTGATATGCCCTTTTCTAAAAACATTGCATATCTGTTTTCGTTATCTTGAACAAACGGATAAAACGTTACATACAAAGGTTTATCAATTGGATTTATATTAGGTCTATTAGCGTCAAATCTAAATTGCGTTGCACTATATTGTAATGTTCTACTAAATAATCCTACTTGCTGTGGGTTATCTGGAATATTCCAATCTATAACGCGGTCGGTCCAACGGCGCGCAACTTCATCACCGCTATTATCTACACCATCTTTAGGGTATTGATATTCAGCATAAGCAGCAGGGCGTTCGCCTAAAGATTCATAGCAAATAGATAATAGTTGATTAGGTTGTAAGTTATCAGTATTAAACCATTCAACACCTGCAAAATAATCTTTGCGTTCAATCTGTAAAACGCCATTCACTACACGCCAATCTATATTTAGCTGTTTTAGTTCATCTAAAAATTGAATGCCGTTTAAGTTAGGTTTATTATCCTGATATGCATCACTATAACCTTGTTGATTTATAGGTGTACCGGGTACAAAAGCTAAATCCATTCTAACAGTATTATGATAATAACCACCTACATCAAATAAACTTGACTGATAACCAATATTGCAAATTTTGCATAGGTTTCTAAATTGGCTATCTAAAAACGGCGCTAAATGTCGGCGGCCACAACCAACAATAAAGTTAGATAAGTTATCAAAATAATTTATACCTGTACCAAGTGATAATAAAGCAATTAAAGGTGCTGATATAAGAAAAAACCAAACACCATACAACATGATAACTTCTTGTAAAGCACTCGGTTTAAAATCATTGCAGTAGTACATCCATGGCGCGCGTCTAAATTCATCTATGCCTAAATTATTTCTACCAGTATCCCACGGAAAATTATTTTTCAAACACCTAATTGCTAACGCATCTTCACTATTATCTACTACTGTTACTTGCGCTTCACATGTTGGAAACGTACACCAACGTACCGAACCGCCTTCAATTTTGCCAGTAAATAATAACCTATCTGAACCATCAGTATTTAAACAGCAAGTATCATAAATCAGTACTTCAATGGCTGCAATATTTGGATTAGGCGCGTTTATTATTTGTTGCCTAACATATTCGTAGGTATCACCAACAACAGTTAACTCAGGGGCAAATGAAAACGCAGAATCTCCCGCTTCATCTTTGCGCCGAAAAACAAAACTTGCTGATTCGGTACCATTGAAGTTGTCAAGGTCCTGAGGTATCCCATCAAAATATATTAGTAAGCCGTTCATTTAAGTATTGAATATGTTAACGCGCCCAAAGATACACTAATAAACGCGTAAGTTGTTATTTTCCACACTTTTTTAAGACGTGTTTGTTTCTTCAATTGCTTTTTATAGTCAATGCAGATAATATTACTGCGCTCATAACTTTGAATCATTTCATTTTTTAATAATAGCATGTCGCTTTGTGTTTTCTGCTGTACTTTCATTGCCTTAATAACAGATTCAGCACTATATAATATGCTATCACAATCAACGGCCCTATTAACGCATTCGCCGTATGCAATTTTATAAGCATCCAAACTATCAAAACGCGCGGCTATATATTCAGCATAGTCACGGCTAATCAAAAAACCGTTATCTACCTTTGTAATCTGACATGAGGCGGCTAATGAGCAAAGTGTCAGAAACAGAATTGTAATTAACAATCGGTACTTTAATAATCTTAATTCTGGATAGGTCATATCTAAACTGTTTTATTTGTTTGTCTAATGTAGTTTGCATCGTATCTATATGCGCCTGAAGGCTATCTGATTTTGTCACAAATTTAGCATATATTTGGGACAAACTGTCACGGGTTCGCTGTTCGTTTTTCTGTATCTGTTTTTGTAGCTTGTTGCTATTGTCAATTGTAACATAAAGCAAAACAGAAACTAAAACGATAACAGTTATAATTAAATATTTCATTTTTTTACTAAGTTTAAAGCGATGGCAACCGCTTGTTCTTGTGGTTTTCCTTCAGCTATCAAAGTTCTAATGTTTCTTTGAATGCATTTGTTATCACCGGGTAAGCATTTGATTAGTGGCATAGTTTTATAATGTTAAAATGTTTATACAAAATTATATCATTTTGACCAATTACGCGAGAAGTTTTTACGCGCTTGTCTTTGTTCTACAATTTTAAATATACCGTTAGCATTTGCGCTAACTGTTGTTTTTGGCATGTATTTAGGCAATTCGGTTAAAACATTTTCGATACGTTCTAATCTGTTTTCTAAGCCGCCGTATGTCTGGGCCACGTTCACAAATATAGATTTTTGCCCTAATTCAGAACTAAGTGATACGTTATCGCCAAATGCACCAAGCGCGTTTTTAATGCCGCCTTGCTGATATGCTTTAGAAAATGTATTTAACACATCCGCTGGTATTCTGTTATTGTGTACGGCGCTAAGTACATCCCAATACTTATTATTTGTATCGGTTGTAATTACGCGTTCACCTTCATTTAGCATCGCAGGTATTGTATCGCGGCCTGCTTTATTGTTGCCGCGTTCTAAGTATTCAACACCCTTATAAAACGCGTTACCAGCAGCTACACGCGCTTGTGCTAAACCTGCAATAAGTGACGCAAGTGTTAAGGCTATTGTAATAGGTGCCGCCGCGCCACCTTCAGCAGCCGCCTTTGAAATAGCTATCGCTGCATTTATTGCCAACTGTACAGATGCTAAATTCTTTTCACGTTCAACAGCGCGCGCCCGTTCAGCTTCCAACTTTTCTAAACGTTCTTTTTCAATTTCTAATTGCCTTGCGTTAAAATCTTCACTATTAGAACGAATCTCATCCAATGCTGATTTGCTTTTATCTATTGCTTTGTCAAGTCCAGAAATGTAGGCTTGAACTTGAGCGTTAAGAACTGAAAAAACAGAATCGGAAATACCTGTAATTACTTGACCTATTTGTTCAATAAGTTTTTTAGGGTCAGGCGGTTCAAGACCTTCGCCAATGCTTTTACCAGCTTCTTCTAATTGTAATTTTAAATCAGCTATTTGTTTATTTAATGATGCTAGTGTACCCGGGTCAATAAAATCTTTAGATAATTCTTTTATCTTTTCTAAAAATTCAATACGCAAATTTAGAATATCAATATTAGCTTTGCTTTCAATATCTTTTCTTTTCTTATTATAGCTTTCATCTATTTTAGCTTGCAGTTCAGCGTTACCTGTTGCAGCTGCTAATTCTTGATTACGCTGTTTTTCTAAAAATAACAAATCTTGCGCTAATTGTGTATTTCTATTATCTTCCCTATATTTTAAACCAGCTTGTAAATTTGTTTCAAGATCTTCAATTTCTTTTTGAAAACGTTCTAAGCTAATTTCATTTAAATATTTTTCTTCGGCTGCCCTACGTTCTTCTAATGCTTTTTCATCAGCTAATCTTTTTTCTTCTAAAAATGCTTCGTATTCTTTATTTAGGTCATCTAAAAATACTTTTTCTTCAATTAAATATTGTTGCCTTTGCTCTTCTTTTTGTTCAAGTTCTTCTCTTAAAAACCTTTTATTTAAATCCTCAAGTTCTTTTTTAGTTTTAGCGTTAATTTCTGTTAATGGTTTTTGCGGTCTTGGTGGTCTTGGTGGTCTTGGCGTTACTTCAGTTAAACCTAATGATATTTCAAGGTCTTTTGCCGATTCATTTATTTTTTTAACTTCTTCTTTAAATTCTTTATCTATATTTTGTAAATTCTTTTTTGCTGCTTTAAAATTATTTATTGCGCGTACTTGGTCATCTGAAGTTGGTGTTGAAAATACTAATTCACCATCTTTATCTCTACTAAGTATACCAACTCCTGAAGCATCTAAATCTTCTTGTGCCTTTTTTTGTCTTGCTAAAGCTGCAATTCTATCTTGTAATAATTTACCTGTAGCCGCTTCTAATGCATTCGTTTTAGCTTGGGTTACAGCTTTTCTTATCAATGCGTTATTAACTAAATCATATGCCGCTGCAATTTCTTCAGCTGTTGATGCTTCAGTTAATAAGTTAGGTAAATAATCGCCGTATTGCTCATTTATTTGATTAATAATTGCGCTACGTTCACTACCTTTAACATTAGCATCATTTAGTGATGTAAATAAATCATCTAATGCTACTTTTTCTTTAGCATAAGACTCAACAGCTGATTTAGATGCTTCGTTAAATGCAGTTTGTGCTTTTGTTGCACCAAAAATATAATCTATTACAGTAGGCAATACAGTAAGCAATAAACCAAACGGATTTAAACCGCCTAACATTCTAAATACATTACCCAACATCATACCAGCGCGACGCAAACCATTTATATTACGCGCACCTTGAAGTAACGAACC